GTATCACCTGCTGCCTGGTGAAACTGGTGTGGTGCTGCCTGGAACTTAATGTGGTGAAATAAAAAAAGGGCGAATAAATCGCCCTTTTGCCAGCCCTCGAGGGTAACTGTTTTAATATGGTAGTTTAGTAAACATTACTAATAATTGTAATGACATTAATAAAAATATTAAGATAGCTAGTTCTTTCATATATTTAACTTGCTTCTTGCTTCACTTAATATTTTAGCACCCCAATCTTTAAGGTACTGTGGTGCGTTGGGATCAAAGATCATCTCTTCAACCTCAGATTCTAACCACTTATATAAAGCACGCCAATTAATATTAGTATTAATATTGGTATCATTATTAGCTTGAATATGATTATCATTTCTAGTTGTCAGTCCTAACTGTTGCTCTAAGGCAACTAATCTGTTTCTTAGGTCATCATTATCTGGCATTTTGATTTCTCCTTTCTTAATAAGTATATAATCCCATTTCATTTTATAATCAAGAACAATCGAAACTTTTTTTAGGAACAAATCTCCACGCAACTCCGTGTGGGGTGCAGTAACTTATACTATATAGGAACTTCCATCGCCACATTGGGCGATGGAATGGAACTGACTAGGCAATTTATCGGTACTAGGCAGTTATTCTGAAGTCAGCAACTTCTTCAATCGTTGCTTTTTTATTTCTTCTAACCGTTGCCTCTTCAATAGGCAACGCTTGTATTTGTTTATATTGCGTTGGCACTTTGCATTTATGGTATTCCAACTCGCCAAGTTTTTCTTTAACGAGATTCGTATCAACCTTAACGCTAAGCTTTTGCGATACATGAATAGAGTAATCCTTTCCATGTAATAGGTTTGCATTTTCACTAACTCCCATGTCAATGATAAGATTGCGATTTACTTTTATGAAGTCGTCTAATACTTTCTTCATAGTTAAGGCACGACCATAAGCGTCTATGATTGCCTGTTTATTTTTCTTGCTAACACTAGCAGAACTTTGGTGTGCTTTCTCTAGCACTTCTAATATATTAACAGCTTTCGACATTTTATTATCCTTTCGTCTTTCTAGTTAATTATCCCTTTATATCCCATTTCATTCTAATTGTCAAATCTTTTTTTATTTTTTTTTCACGGCAACCCCAGCGGGGGACACCTGAACTTACTACTATACATACCCACGACCATTACATGAAGATGGAGATGGAGAAACCATTCAGCAGATTCCACACCGCCGTACCCAGTACGACTGTAGTGGTGAGCACCTGCTGCGGAGCCAGCAACAATGCAACAATGTAGACTAATGCGAATAGCAGCAGATAATGAATCATGATGCGCAATGCCTACCATCAATCAACGTCTCAAACCTTTCGTGACCATCGAAGTTGGTGACGTCCAACTTAGCACCATCCATCCAGTCCATGAACCAGTACTCTACCCGATGTAGTTCGCCGTGCTCGTTTACGAATCCACGGAGCTCGTCGCTGGGTCCGCCCCAGCTGAACTGCCAACGCCAGTATCCCTCCAATTGGTCGGTGAATGTATGCGGCTCAACGTAATCAAAACCAAGCCCTTCAAACTCAGGGTTTTGCAAATCTTCTTGCCTCTGCTGCCACTGTTCGTTTATGCGCTCTGCGCAGGTCTTCTGCCAGTCTTTCTCTAATGCTTCAGTCATCGTTCTACCTTTCTAATGTGGGGCTAACACTTTGGCGTATACTTCTAAACTTTGTACCGAGTAATTAACCCCTGTTAACTGTTTGCGCCTCTCGCCTATCGGGTCACTCGCTCCAGTCCTAATGTGGGGCTAACACTTTGGTGTATACTTCTAAACTTTGTACCGAGTAATTAACCCCTAATTTATGTGGCCGTTTGCAAAACTTCTAAACGGATTCAGTAGCCACATGTATCTATATAGTCCCATTTTATTAGATAGTCAAGAGGTAATGAAAATAATTTTACGTACACCACCTTCGTCAGCAGGGTGTGCTGGAGTACTGTTACTACTATAGGTGCCAGAGCTACGTTGGTCGCCAATGGAGAATGGAGATCCTGGTCAGCTGCACCAGCCAGTCCAAACTCTACTATGTAATACCAGAGGGAGGCTTCGGTAATGGAGAATGGAGAATGTAGTCTGCCATCTCAGTCCACGCTGCCTGGGACGCTGGAAGGGCCCATACTTTACTTGCCTTATCAGGGGACAACGCTGCAATGGAGACTGCAATGGAACTCGGAAATACACAGATCAACCTCGGAGAGAGGGTCTGATGCAGAATAAAACTTCTTCCGCCTTGTTTTGCATGGCTAAAATGCCACGATTTTTGAAAAGGACTAAGCACCATCTTCTTAACGTTTGTTGACGTTTTCAACTCCAAAAAGAACATGATTCCATCTTTGCAACCATACACATCTGGGACGCCTGGTGTCGCCCAACTCTCTAATCTTGTAAAGAATATGCCAGGCATATTTTCCTTAATGGAGTGCCAGAACTTAGATTCTGCTTTCAAAGAATCAACCAAAGAAGAAGAAGCACCAGTACAACAAAAAACTTGTAGCCTCCCAACAAGCAGAAACCTAACCAGAATGTAGACGTATATCTCTCTGGGTGTTGTGCATAACAATCCACATCTTTTACCTCACGACCGTTTAACTTCATGGCTGTAACTTCATCAACTCTTGTAGCTTGTTAAACCACAAAAGACGAAACTCAAAATTATCTGCTCTAATCATAGCTTGCTGTAACCAACCGACACGACTCCAAAACAACTGCTCTGACATAGGTAGTGGTGTGTATTCCGTTACAGGTGCATACACACCATCAAAGATGTGAGTATAGTCATAATTCTTACCCATGATTGCTATTATCCTTTACATTAATTATCAACTCAATATCCCTTGTAGACCACTCACCATTGACTGTTTCATGCCATTGTTCAAGCAGTGGCACTAACTTTTTTAAATCAATACCATCAGTCCCATCAAGACTGGCTAACAACTGATTCTTTTTACTCTTACCATTAGTCCACTTTGTACCAATGTTGTTCACTACGTATTTATCTATATGCATAACTTTCTCCTTTTTGTATTATATACTCCCAACTAATCTTATAGTCAAGACTTATTTTCTAATTCTTTTACTTCTTCAAACGTAGTTTCAATACTATACTGTTCTTTGAGATCCTGTAGTTTCTTTTCTACTTCTTCTCTGGACATTGAATCAATAGTACCAGTTAGTATCTCTTTCTTATCGACATACAAACCTGCTATCTGACCACGCCTGGTCTCTGCAGCTACGGCAGCATTGTAATTACCAGCAGATGACGCTTGATCTCTAAGCCTAGCCAATGTAGCTAATGAACGTTCCTGACTACACTTATACCTTTCAACGTTAGCTCTGACTTCGGAATCAATAGCTTTTGCAACCAAAGGATAATGCTCAGGGTTCTGTAACCTGGATGCCAGCTCCCTAGAACTCTTCTTGCTGTAACCAGCCTCTACTGCACACTGCGATGCAGACTTCAAACCTTCAGAATGAACTAACAAAAGTACGAACTTTCTCTGTTTTTGTGTCAGCTTTGGGTTGTACAGAGCTTCAGACAAAGGTTCTGGTATAAATACTTCTTTATTTTCTTCCATAATGCACCAATTCTATAGATGTTTTCTTCAAAATTATATTTATAATACAAATATTTCCTAGAAATGCGAGTTTTTTTCGTAAAATATAGATTATTGGTTACCTGTAATTATTTGAGGTAACTAGAGGTAACCTAAAAAAGGTAGGTATTCTGCTGTAAGTTACCTGGTTACCTGGTTACTTCTAATTTACAAAAAAATATTATCAATAAATATTTCTAATAAATACATCTATACAGGTGGCCGTTTATGAAAAGAACTTTGGATCTTCTCTAACTAATCTTAATGCTTTGTCTAGCGCCTCACGACCATCAATCATAATTTTCTCCCATTCTTCAGGGGTATATGTTCTGTCATGTTTGGGGTCAAAGAATTTGAAGTGGTAATTACTACAATTACCGCACTTATAAA